TCTGGACCTGGGTGTGGAAGACCGCGACTTCTGCAAGCGGTTGGTTGACTGGGCAGACATCATCCGTAAGACGTTCTACGATGGTGGTATTGAGGAAATCATCAGCACCCGCCGTCTGGTCCACATCATCCGTGCTTACAGTATCTTCCAAGACAAGGCAAAAGCAATTCAAGTGTGTGTGAACCGCTTTGATGACGAAACCAAGCAATCTTTCCTGGAACTGTATGATAAGGTGGATGTTGATTTCCAACTTCCGATTGACTCTGAACCTCAATCCTGATATAATTGGGGGAGGTTAATATGACTTCCCCTTGATTATTATGGACGAGTATCCCTATTCAGAGTATCAATTCACTATGACTGACAATGGTGATGGCACTCTTAACCTTGAAAAAACTCCTGTTACTATGAGCCAAAATAAAAACCATCTTTGGAAATATAACGAAGATAAAATTCTTAAAGATGTTGAAGACTATGTGACTAGCACTTATGGTAGTCACTACTGTGGTCATAATCAAGCGTACAAAGATACGCAAACAATTGACCTGATGGCAGCAAAAGACCTTGCAGCACATTTCTGTCAGGCAAACATCCTGAAGTATGGCAGTCGCTATGGTGATAAGGATGGCCGCAATAAGCGTGATTTGCTGAAAGTAATTCACTATGCTATGCTGCTGCTACACTTTGATGGTCATTATTCTCGTAAGGATAATGGTCTGACTGAATTCCGTTGATTATGAAAATCAAAGACAAAACTATGAAACTTTCTGACAAAACTCTGACTCTTCTTAAGAACTTCTCGAATATCAACCAATCGATCCTTTTTAAGGAAGGTAAGTCTCTTCGTACCATTAGTGTGATGAAGAACATTCTGGCAGAAGCAACGATTGATGAAGAACTTCCTAAAGACTTTGGAATCTATGATTTGAATCAGTTTCTGAATGGTCTTGGTCTTCATCAGAGTCCGCAGTTGGACTTTGCTAATGATGGATATGTGGTGATTCGTGAAGGTAAAACGCGGTCAAAGTATTTCTTTGCAGACCCAAATGTCATCATTACTCCTCCAGATAAAGCGATTCAACTTCCTACTGAAGATGTTTGTTTTGAACTGAACACCCAACAATTGGATAAACTGTTGAAAGCAGCAGCAGTGTATCAACTGCCCGACTTGTCTGCCGTTGGTGAAGGTGGTGTGGTGAAATTGGTTGTTCGTGATAAAAAGAACGAAACTTCAAATGACTTTTCTGTTGTTGTGGGAGAAACTGACAGTGAGTTTGTTTTCAACTTCAAAGTGGAGAATGTAAAAATTCTGCCTGGAACTTATGAAGTTGTTGTTTCACAAAAACTTTTGTCACGATTCACAAGTAAGGATTGTGATCTGAAGTATTATATTGCACTGGAACCTGATTCTACCTTTGGATGAATATCTTTGTAACCTCTCCGTGGCCTGCTGAAAGTGCTGTCTGCCTCCCCGATAAGCACATCGTCAAAATGCCATTGGAATGCTGTCAGATGCTTTCCATTGTTGCCTCTGAAAAATGGGGTCATAACTATGGCACTTTGCCTAAAACTGATGGCACTCCCTACAGAACTGAAAAGGGTGCGTTTCGTAATCATCCCTGTACCAAATGGGCAATGGATAGTATCCACAATGCCTACTGGTTAATTAAGTGGGGACTTAATCTTGCAGATGAGTATGCTTTACGATACAACAAAACTCACTCTTGCTACAAAACTCTTGTAGATGCATATTATCTCTTCCCTAAAGGAAAGATTACAGAAGTGACTCCGTTCGCCAGGGCAATGCCTGAAGAATGGAAATTTGATGACAGTATTGACACCTTCACTGCTTATAAAAAGTACATTGCTTCTAAACCTTGGGTGAAAGATAATTATCTTCGTATGCCCGAACGCAAACCTAATTGGATAGAAAATTGAAACACATTCTTTTTACTTTAAAAGGATGCTTGCATTCAGTTCTCAACGATGAAGAATTTATTCGGGACTGTATGTATAATGCATCAAAGCATTGTAATTCAAAGTTACTTGCTTTACATTCTCACAAGTTTGAGCCCCAAGGTGTGACTGCTGTTGCAATGTTGGCAGAAAGTCATATCAGTATTCATACTTGGCCAGAAAGAGGAGCAGCAGTCTGCGATGTTTTTACTTGTGGAGATCACACTAAACCAGAAACTGGTGTAGAATATCTAAAGAATATATTGGGTGCAACCGATATTATTTGTGATGAATTTGTTCGACAATTGGATTGATTATGAGTAACTTTTTGTGGGTAGAGTCTTATCGCCCAAAGACCATTGATGAGTGTATTTTACCTGACAATATAAAAAAGACTTTTAGTGATTTTCTAAATAGAGGTGAAATCCCCAATATGCTTTTGTCTGGTCCTCCTGGTATTGGGAAGACAACAGTTGCAAAAGCACTTTGCAATGAACTTGGAGTAGATTCTTATGTCATCAATGGATCCGACGAAGGTAGATTCCTCGATACTGTCAGAAACAATGCGAAGAACTTCGCTTCCACCGTATCGCTTTCGTCAACTGCTAAACACAAAGTCATCATCATTGATGAGGCAGACAACACGACCAACGATGTACAACTCCTTCTACGGGCGTCTATTGAGGAATTTGCTAACAATTGCAGATTCATCTTTACCTGTAACTACAAAAACAAAATAATTGAACCATTGCACTCTCGTTGTGCAGTTGTTGATTTTAATATCAAGGGAAAAGAAAAAGCACAAATTGCTGCAGGGTTTTATGCACGTCTTCAAGATATTCTTCAGAAAGAAGGCGTTGAGTTTGACAACAAAGTTCTGATTGAACTCATCAATAAACACTTCCCAGACTGGAGACGAGTTCTCAATGAGTGCCAAAGATATGCGGTTAGTGGTAAAATTGATAGTGGAATTTTAGCAACATTTTCGGATGTCAGCGTCAATGAATTGGTTAAAAGTCTCAAAGATAAAAACTTTACTGAAGTCCGAAAGTGGGTGGTCGGGAACCTGGACAACGACGCTAGTAGTCTACTTCGCAGGGTTTATGACACCGCTTATGATTGTCTTACACCCACAACTATCCCTGCTGCCGTTCTTATTATTGCTAGGTATCAATACCAATGTGCGTTCGTGGCTGACCAAGAAATAAACCTTCTTGCTGCCCTTACAGAAATTATGGTGGAATGTGAGTTCAAATGAGACATCAAGTTAAATCAAAATGGTACTATATTTTTTGGGGCGCCTGCGCTGTTGCTGTTGTAGGTGGACAGATTTATGTTGGAACTGGATATCGTGAGATGGCAGAGGCAACTAAATCCACAAGCATCGTTGTGAGTTGTGTGAAATGAAATCTCTTAAGACACCGTTACGATATCCTGGCGGTAAGTCCCGTGCTTGTGAAAAGATGGGACTATACTTTCCAGATCTTCGCAACTATGATGAGTTCCGTGAACCATTTCTTGGTGGAGGAAGTGTTGCGATTTATATCACAAAGAAGTATCCCAGCATAGATATTTGGGTGAATGATTTGTATGAACCCCTTGTAAACTTCTGGCAACAACTCCAGATGTTTGGTTCTGACCTAAAGGATAAACTGGTAGATCTTAAATCAACACACAATAATCCAGCATCCGCAAAAGAACTGTTCCTCGCAAGTAAGGAGAAAGTTAATGACCAAAGTTTGCCCAGTCTTGATCGTGCTGTGGCTTTCTATGTTGTCAATAAGTGCAGTTTCAGCGGTCTCACAGAGAGCTCATCATTTTCTGAACAAGCCTCCAATGCCAACTTCAGTATGCGTGGGATCGAAAAACTGCCTGCGTATTCTTCGTTAATTAGAAATTGGCGTATAACTAACTATTCCTACGACTATTTGTTGGATGGAAATAAGGGTGCTTTTGTGTATCTCGATCCTCCTTATGACATTAAGGATAATCTCTATGGGCGTAAAGGGTCAATGCACAAAGGATTTAATCACGATAAGTTTGCTCTTGATTGTGATGCTTGTCTTATGGATCAATTGATTAGTTATAACTCTGACCAACTTGTAAAAGATAGGTTTAAGACTTGGAACGCTGCAGAGTTTGATTTGACATATACGATGCGTTCAGTTGGTGAATATATGCGTGAGCAAAGAAAACGTAAAGAACTACTGCTTTTTAATTATGGAATTGAAGGACTGGTTAAACTCAATTAATTTTACAAAAGAGAATTTACTAAAGGAAAATCCAGATGTAATTAAAGAATATGCTCCTTATATTATCAATCGTTGTTTATCAGGTCATATTGATTGCATTTTGTTTGCGAATGAAATGAATCTTCATCATCACCTTGACAAGGACTTACAATATTCGTTTTTCCTAAATACTTTGAGGAAAAAGAAGAGATTTTCTCCCTGGCTCCGAAAAGAAAAAATCACGGATTTAGAATGCATTAAACAATACTATGGTTATAGTAATGAAAAAGCATCTCA